ACTCAAGATGCTGGTTTAAGTATCTCAAGAGGTGGTTCAGCAGCTAAGACATTCTTATGGGACGAAACAAATGACAAATGGTCAGTTGGTTCAGAGACTATGGTTGCAGGAACTTTTGAAGGTAACCTAACTGGAAATGTCACTGGAGACCTCACTGGAGATGTCACAGGAACAGTTTCAAGTTTATCAAACCATGATACAGACGCTGTTTCAGAAGGTTCAACCAATTTATACTATACAGATGCTAGAGTAGATTCACATCTATCAGGTGGAACTGGTGTAACTTATTCATCAGGTGCAATTAGTATAGGACAAGCAGTGTCAACATCATCAAATGTAGAATTCACACAAATTACTACAAACTATGCGAACAATAGTGGTGGTGTTGCAAGGAACATATATCAAAATACATCTGCTCCGACATCAGGCGATGGTCAAGTAGGTGATTTATGGATTTTATACTCTTAATTTAGAGTTTACATTTTTGGAAAATTAAATGGCGACAGGTTCACAAAAGGTAAAAACACCAACGGGTTGGAACTCAACTCGAGGTGCATGGGTAAAAACAGCATCTAATACTTGGAAAGATGTAGACCAAATCTACATCAAAACTCCAAGTGGATGGAATAATGCTTCAGGTCAAGAAGCAACTCAGATACCGTACCCTTACATAGCAAACGCACAAAATCCATTCATAAGAGATGCACAACAACCTTATCCTTATATTGCGAATGCTCAGAATCCTGTTATCAGAGATGCACAGCAACCGTATCCTTATATCGCAAATGCTCAGAGTCCATACATTGCACAGGCAAGACAACCTTCTACTTATCAGCATAGGTCTCCATTAATATATCAAAATCCAGTTTCTGCTCAAGAACCAAATATTAGGTCTGCTCAAGAACCAAATATTAGGTCAGCACAAGAACCAAACATAAGAGCTGCTAGACAACCATTTACATATAACTATAGGTCACCGTCTACATATAGAAACCCGGTAAATTATCGGTTACCATTTACATACAACTATAGGTCACCATTCACATATAGGAATCCTGTAGGATATCAGTTACCATTTACATATCAACATAGAGTGCCGTTTACATATAGAAACCCAGTAAATGGAAGACAACCTAATATTGCAAGTGCTAGAACACCATTTACGTATCAAGCAAGACAACCTGCTATTGTTCGTTCACCAAGAAACGCACAACAACCTGCTATTGCAATCGGGTCTTTTCAAACACCATATCCTTATACAACATCAGCACCTGGGGGAGGTGATGATTTCCAAGACCCAGGTTGCTTCGCTGCAGGTTCATTAGTCTGGTTAGCAGATGGTTCACATGCACCTATAGAGTCTATAAGAGAAGGACAATATGTATGGTCATGGAACGAAAAAACAAATATGCTCGAACCACGAGAAGTATACCTCTTAATGGCAGAAAGAATATGTCCTATATATGATATTAGTTTATCTGATGGTAGAATTATACAAACAACTGGTGAACACCCAATCAAGATTGCAGGATTGCAGGGGTGGGGAGCAATTGACCCAGAACTTGCATTTACACATCATGATTGGTTAGAAAAAGAAATAACCCATCAATTAGAAGTTGACTCAAAACTGTTCTCTATGTCCGATGCAATTATGTTTGATAGAGCAGACTCAGAAGACATAAGTATTATAGACATTAAAGAAAATTCAGAGTTACCAGTTTACAACATTTCAGGTGTTCGTGAAAATAATAACTATTTTGTAAATGGATTATTAGTTCATAATTTTGAAACTGGTTTTGTTCCCCTTAAGAGATAATGATGAGAGGATATAACTAATGCCACAAGGACAATTACTAGTACCATACACGTTTAGTTATCGTGTACCATTCACTTATAGGGTTTCTGTAAACCAACAGAATCCATATATTGCGAGTGCAAGGCAACCTTTCACATATCAGCATAGGGTGCCTTTTACATATAGAAATCCTGTAAATGGAAGACAACCTAATATAAGAAATGCAAGGACACCTAGAGCATACCAAAATCCAGTTTCTGCACAACAACCTAATATAAGAAATGCTAGAACACCTAGAACATATCGAAATCCAGTAAATGCACAACAACCTAATATTAGAAGTGCCCAATCACCATTCACCTATCAACACAGGTCACCGTTTACTTATAACCATAGGTCACCGTTTACTTATAACCATAGGTCACCGTTTACATACAGAAATCCTGTAAGTCAACAAGAACCTAATATACGTAATGCACAAGCACCATTTACGTATCAACATAGACAACCTGTAACGTATCAAAGAACTGGTCAAACACCATTTACGTATCAGCATAGAAGTCCTTCAACATATGCAAGACAAGGTCAATCACCGTTTACCTATCAACATAGAAGTCCTTCGACTTATGCAACACAAGGAAGAACACCTGAAGCAAGGTGGGACGGAGTTGCATCGCAACAATGGCCTGCTACTCCAATAACTGCTTAAAACAGTTATAAATACTTTTAGGTTTTAACAACATTATGAATTTTTATGAATCCGAATTTAACACCAGAAGATTTTGAATCCAAGTTACTAGAACAAGCAGACAGTAAACATGTCCATATCTATATTGGGCATTTTAACATTGACGAAGATTATAAAGAAACACAGGTCTATAAAACGTTACAGTATGTTTGGGATAATCACGTAGATAATGTTAAGTGGGCGAGTTGGAAAGAAGCAAATAAATTATTAGATACTAAGATAAACAAAAGCACCTATCTAGTTTCAGACTTTAACTCTTTACAATCACAAGCATACGCATATCATTATTTCTTACCTCATGGTTATACAGAAAGACCAAGAGAGATAATACCTGGTCATGGTGGGATGGATTTTAAAAACACTAAAGATGAATACGATGACATAAGAGACTATTGTGATTTTGAAAAAACAGATGTTGATAGAGAAGGATTTACAGAACAATCTCTGAATTCTATCTATTATCATGCAGCTAAAGCTCATTGGGTTTTAAATGATATAAGAGAGCAAGGCGCCTGGAATCCAATTCAAGGCAGAGTTATGAAACGTGACTACGATGGAGGTTATAGATTTCAAATTCACCCTGGTTCTATTAGGTCAGGTGTTTTTGATATGTTAAGCGATGATGATTTAGAATTCATAGTCTATGACAAGTATGATTTGTTTGAATCACCTGCTCTTACTTGTGATGAGTTTATTGAAAAACAAATAGAACACATTCAAAGTAAAAATGCAGAACACAATAACATATCATTTAACTTTTCTGGTGGTTATATAGAGTCATCAACAGGAACAAACAATCTTTCAAACAAACCAAACTTCAGAGAAAATGTTTTTGAGCATAACAAAAAGGTTATGGAAATGTCAAAAGGCAAACGAGTAAACATTTATGTAGGTTACGACAGCAGACATGGAGACTTTACAGATACTTCTATCAAAATAATGAAACAATCAATTATTCAAGGTTTTGGTGGTGGTGATGTTCATGGTGCTATGAGTAAATGGGACATTGATATCAGACCTTTAGATGTATCTAAAATACCAGAGTATACAAGAGAGTATGCAAATCAATCAACAGAGTTTACTTACAGTAGATTTCTAATCCCTTACTTAGAGAACTATGAGGGGTTTAGCATCTTTGTCGATAACGATTTTATTTTTCAAAAGTCTATACTACCATTGTTTTACTTTTTAAACACTGATGATGCGATTGCTTGTGTAAAATATAAATTTGATAAACCAATTATTGAAACAAAATTTAACGGTGAAAAAAATGTTCCTTACCCTAAAAAACTATGGTCAAGTATGATGATATTCAATAACGGTCATGAAGACTGTAGAAAACTTACACCAGAAGTTGTGAATACAGAATCAGGAAAATATCTACATCAATTTGAATGGACAGATAAGATAAGTGAGATACCAGAACGATGGATTATAACAGAAGGTTATGATACAATCGAAGAGAAACCAAGAGCATTTGCAATACATTACACAAGAGGTGGTCCTTGGATAAAAGATATGGATACAAGCGAAATAAATATGTTAGACATCTACGATAGATTGAGAATTAAAACGCTTGACAAATAGAGTATTTTAAATTATAATGGAGTGACTATGAATATGTTTATATACGATGAGAACGGTAATCTCATCATAAGAAAACCGAACGGACTAGAATATACCTTTGAAAACACTGATAAACCAAATCTTGGTTTTGATTTTGATGTTGTTGTTTATGATGACATCGAAGTTAAGATTGTAGAATGGGAAGACGGTAAAGATTTCGATGCACAACAAAAGATTAATCTGAACGATACTGAAAGAGATGCTATCGAACAATATATTGAAAACTCTGCACCGCCTGAAGGCGTATCATTAAATCAACAGTATAGTAACAATCTAATGGAAGTTGCTGAAGAATGCATTGGCAGACAATGTGATGCATATGGATTTGCTAACTTAATCGATGTAGTGGCAGCTGCTCGTGAAGGTTCAAATCACCCTCTTAGGTCAGATGCAAGAAGAGTGTTAGAATACTATGACCAAGTTTGGAACATATATGTTAATATTATGCACGAGATTAACAACACAAGAGAAGATGTTCTCAAACCATTTGACGAATATCAATATGCATTTCCAGTTCCACGTCAAGCATTAATCGGTTAATGAAACTAGATGTCGAATACATCGACAAACCGTTTCACGTTGTCGAATTGCCACTTACCAAAGTATACGTAATAGATAATTATCTAGAAACATCTATTCATCATTCGATAAATAATACTTTTACTCAAGCACCAATCTGGTCAAAAACAAATGAAGTAAGAGGCAATAGTCCAACTGGATTATCACATCATCAATTTTGGGGTGCTAGTTTTTTACGTGGTGTAAGTGAAGAGAATGCCTGTTCTAAGTCCTTATATATAGCAAAGGCATTTAATGAGAGAATACAAACGGACTTTGGGTTTAAATGGATAAGATTTCAGTATATGGGATTGAATTCTCAAACACAAGGTTTACATGGAACAACTCATTCAGATTGTGCAGGTGAAGATGATTGGAACCTCTCATTCTTATATTATTATAATACATTCTGGAATCCTGAGTGGGGTGGCACATTAAGATTTTATGATGAAGAACAGCAGGGTTTAGATGGTCGTGATGAACACATAAAGAATCATCAAATTGCAGAAGTTGAATTTAAACCTAATCGATTATTAATGTTTGATGGAAGAATACCACATGGTGCAGATGCACCTAATCAAAGTGCAAGATATGCCGATAGACGTTCAATAGTTTTAAGAGGTGATGAGGTAGAACTATGCCCACAATAGATTTTATTGCACATAATGAGAAAACATTACGAGACTTCAAACCAGTTTTAGCAAAGTCTATATCGCCTGATTGGTGGAAAAAAGCAAAGGTTGGTATGCATGTAAGAAATAATTTTGTGCAAACGATAAGGTCATGCCCAGCCATGGACGATTGGTTAAAGAGTGGTTGGTATGTTTTAGCAAATAGAGATATCGAAGTATTAATATATGAAGAACAGAGTGTCACAAGAGAGAAAAAAGAAAGTAATGAGAGAAATCAACCTAGAGTTGTTTCACCTTCTCACCCAGGTAATCAAGCATTAAATTCATTTGAATATCTAGGTAAAAATGCACCAGTCAAAGATGCATTTAAGATGAGAAATCCTTGGAATATAAAAACACCTCCAGGTTATTCTTGTTTTTATCTAGACCCCTTTCTTTTTCAGAATGAATACTTTGCTACATGGCAAGGAGTAATAGACACCGACAAATTCAATACAAATCAAGATAACTCACAAATTATTTTTTATCCTAAAGTAAATCATTCTTTCGTTATAAAGAAAGGTACACCTATGTGTCAAATTATACCTTATAAAAGAGATAATTGGACAGCAACATATCAGTTACGTAGTACAAAGAATTGGTTTAACAATGAATCCCACCACACTTTGCTAGACGAGAACAGGTCAATTTCAGATTGGGGGAGAAAAACTAAATATAGAGGAAAGAATGGAGAAGATATGAGTAAGATGGGACCTTACAGAAACGAAGGTTACTGGAATGAAAAGGGTCAGTTTTATTCAGAAGATACTCCACCACCAGAATGTCCGTTTCATAATCAAGAGAAAGAAGATGTCAGTTAATATATTATTTCCAGCATTTGTTTTTGAAAGAAATCACTTAGGTGAAGACGAGCATTTAGAACCAGATATGAATGCTGAGTATTTCGCTCTACTCAAAAATGAAATTGATGCCATGAGAAGAGCAGACCCGACTGGCAGAAAAGTTTCAAACACTGGTGGTTGGCAATCAAAAGATAAAGTTGAATCAAATCCTATATTTGTCAAAGCAATTAGGTCAATCAAGAGAATGATATCTAGAGAAATGATGCCCTTTCTAGGAAGAAAGGAAGAAAACGTATTAGTAGATTTTCATAACTCATGGGCAAACATAAATGATATGGGTGCTTGGAATAAACCACATTTACATAACGGTTGCTTTTACTCTGGAGTTATGTACATAGATGCAGACGGAACTGAAGGTGATTTTTGTGCTATAGATACGAATCATAAGGTTGTAGGTTCATTTCCTCATACACCACGAATAGTAGAATCATGGAAAGTTACACCTAAAACTGGTGATGTATATTTGTTTCCTAGTGGTTTGATGCATATGGTCGAACCCAATTATACTAACAAAGAACGTTATAGTATATCTTTTAACTTTGATGTTGCAACTAACTCAGATGAGTTTAGAGAAGACATAAATTATTCGGATTTGCGATTTAAATTAGACGAAAGCGGCAACATCATAGTCTAAATATAGTTATGGAGATAACTATCGACCCAAGTTTACTTTGGAATCTAATCTTATCACTGATTATAGTGCCAGTGGGGTTTTTGGTAAGAACTGTTCTTGCAGAACAAAAAAGAATCGATATTCTTATCAATAAAACAAGAGAAGAGATTGCAAAAGATTATGTCACAAGAGACCAATTAGAAAAGGATTTAGAGAAACTCATTCAAACTATGGAAAGAATTGATGAGAAACTCGATAGACTTCAGACCAAAACTTATTTCCAAGACTAATTTTTAACATAAATAGTATTACGACAGGATACTATTATGGCAAAACCCACAACAAAAGCAGAATTTAAAGAGTACATCAAGAGAAAACTTGGCGCACCAGTATTAGAAATCAATGTTGATGACGACCAATTAGATGATAGAGTAGATGAAGCATTACAATATTTCTATCAATATCACTACGATGGTTCAACAAAAGTATATCTAAAGCATCAAATGGGTAGTGACCAGTTAGCAACTATGAAAACTAACGAGTCAACTACAGAGAGTGCATCTGGTACACATGCATACGATAACCAAGTTGTAGAAGAGCAACAGAATTATATTGTTCTCCCTGATTCAGTTATTTCTGTTCTTAACATATTCCCATTCAATGATAAACACAATTTGAATATGTTTGACTTAAGATATCAGTTGAGACTGAATGACTTATATGACTTAACATCTACGAACATTCTCTATTATGAACAAGTTCAACAACACATCAATCTACTTGACCACGTTTTAGTAGGCAGACAACCAATCAGATTCAATCAGCATATGAACAGATTGTATCTAGATATGGACTTATCTAGCATCAATGCAAATGAATATATTATCATTGAGTGTTACAGAAAGATGGACCCAACAACATTTACAGATGTCTATGATGATATGTGGTTAAAGAAATATGCAACTGCATTGACAAAGTATCAGTGGGGAGAGAATCTAAGTAAGTTCTCTGGTATACAGTTGCCTGGTGGTGTCGAGTTAGATGGCTCACAAATGAAACAGGAAGCACAAGAAGAAATTTTAAGACTTGAAGAGGAAGCAAGATTGAATCATGATATGCTTCCAATTGATATGATAGGTTAATTATGCCAACAAATGTATTTTTTAATCATGCAGTAAACACTGAACAACAATTGTATGAAGATTTAGTTGTTGAATCATTGAGGTTTTATGGTCATGATACTTTCTATCTACCAAGAGAGATTGTAGAAGAAGATAGCATATTTAATGAAGATGTGCAATCTAAATTTGGTGATGCATACGGTGTTGAAATGTATATTGAAAATACAGATGGTTTCGAAGGTGATGGTGACCTCATGTCTAAGTTCGGTATCGAAGTTCGTGATACTGCAACCTTTGTCCTTTCATTAAGAACATGGGAAAGATTTATCTCATTAGATTCTAATCTTGCAACAAGTTTAAGACCTAACGAAGGAGATTTAATTTACTTTCCTCTTACTAATTCGATGTTTGAGATTAAGTTCGTAGAGCATGAAGACCCATTCTATCAAGTAGGTAAACTCTTCGTATTCAAACTTAGATGTGAACTATTCGAATACTCAGGAGAAGATTTCGATACAGGAGATACATCTATCGATGTTATCGAAGACCAACAAGCATATGTCATTAGCATGACTCTTGATGATTCTGGTTCAGGTAGTTTTGTAGTTAATGAAAATGTTAACTTTAATGGTGCAGTCGCCGGCGAAGTTGTATCTTGGGATGGTGCAACGAGAAAACTTAAGATTAAAGACAATGTACAAACACTAGAAGTAGGTGATACATTAGTTGGTGCTACTAATAGTGCATCATATAATATTGCATCTATTGATGATGTGTTGACTATGGAGAACGACCCACAAGCAGATAACCTAGAGTTTGAAAACAATGATTCAAATTTCTTAGACTTATCAGAAACTAATCCATTTGGTGAACCATAATGTTCGGTACTTATTTTTATAACGAAACAATTAAGAGATGTGTATCAGTCTTTGGTACTCTGTTTAATAATATTCAGATTAAGAAAACAAAGTCAGATGGAACTATTCTTACAACAACTATGGTTCCAATTTCATATGGTCCAGCACAAAAGTTTTTACAAAGACTAGCTGAAGAGCCAGATTTGCAAGACGGAAGTAGAAGTGCTATATCTTTACCTAGAATGGCATTTCAGTTAGAGGGTTTCAATTACGATTCACAAAGACAACAAAACAAATTAATCAGGCATCAGAAAACAACAACAGAGACAAATTCAACTGATAGAAAGTTTCAATATCAACCAGCACCATATGATTTGAATTTTACATTGTCTATTCTTGCAAAGAATATGACTGATGCATTACAAATCGTAGAACAGATATTACCATATTTTCAACCAGAATATACAGTCACAATGAAAATGATTGATGACATGTCAGACAATAGAGATGTGCCAATCGTATTGAATAGTATTTCTTTTTCAGATGAGTTTGAAGGTGGTTTAGAAGATAGAAGAGTTATAGAATACACATTAGACTTCACTATGAAAACATATTTCTTCGGTCCGGTATACACAGGCAAAATTATCAAAAATGTAATTGAAAGAACATATGTCAATGACGGACAGGCAAACTTCACAACAACAGAAATTGATGAATCGGGTCTTGTCAAAGAAGTTAAACATTATGAACCAGCATTCTCAGAAGTCGCAAATGCTGTATCTAACTCAACTACAGTGACTTTCGATACTGCTATAAATAGTAGTATCAGTGATGGAGACGAAGTCTTCAATACAGGATTATCTACTAACCCAACAATTAGTAGTATAGCAAATGATAAATTATCAATTGTATTATCAAGTGCAATAACAATTACAGAGAATACAAGATTGTTCTTTGTAGGTTCAGTAGAACCAGACGATACGTTTGTTGTTGCAGAAACAGTATCATTCTTTGATGAAGGTACAAACACAACATTCGCAGATGATAAGACAAGTGATGCAAGTTAATTATGGACGTAGACGAAAAATTAAATCAACTCTTAGATGTTGATACAGAAATCAAGCAAGAATCGAAAGCAATTGTAAAGCAACCTCAACGTAGCAAAAGCATTGAGAATGATTACAAATATGCTCGTGAGAATCTCTATAATCTCGTGGAGAGAGGGCAAGATGCAATCGATGGTATCTTAGAACTATCTAAAGAAACAGAACACCCAAGAGCATACGAAGTCGCAGGACAGTTAATTAAGACTGTATCTGATACTGCTGAAAAACTATTAGACATACAAAAGAAATTAAAAGATTTAGAGAAAGAAGACGAGCAACAAAAGATAGGAACACAACATAATCATTTATATGTTGGTTCAACAAGTGAGTTGCAAAAGTTTTTAAAGAAGAATAAATAATCTTAGTTAGGCATCTCGTATGTAT